GCAGGATGCTTGATGTTCTTCATTAGTTTCCGCCTAACATAGGTATCGAATAAAACTCACCCAGTAAGTCAGCTTCTTTCTTAAAGCTAACATGCATGTGGTGAGTGTGTTTGTTAGCCCCTGTGTAGTTGCGCCACTTCCAGTTAAGGACGGAAGACGCAATCCTGCCGTTAAATATAATGTACGAGATGCGCTTTTCTGTTTTAGACTTGCAACTGATTCGAAGTTGATCTGCAAGGTCTGGCATGATATACGGCTTGACTCCTGCACCGAATAGGTCTGCGTCAATGTCAATGGCACGAACCCAGCCCTGCTCATCTGGATTATGATCAGACTTGCGAGCAGCGTGTCGGGTATCACCGACCCAACCATCCGATGCCCTATCACGATCTGGGAAGGAATCATCTAGCTGTTCCCTTAACTGGATAGCAGCTTTACTTAGATGGGGCTTCATCTAGAACCATCGGTGTGAAGTGTTCCGCTTCAGGGTTTAGATAGCGTTGATAGTCTGAGTTGGATGGGTCTTGGTCAGTAAATGAATACCGCACTCCATTTTCCTCATACCAAATAACTTGATGATTTGCAAAGGTTTCTACATTATATTTTTTTGTCATTTTATAACTCCGCTGTAAATGCTACGAACGCTGAAGCGTTGTTGGTTAAAAACAAACCGCCGTGACCTGCTGTGCTGGCAATTTCGGTGCTATTGTAAAGAGTAGTTCCAGTTGTACTTGCAAGATAAACTGTTAAAGAATTGAATAAATCATCTCCGCCATTACGATTGAAGTCGTAATAGTCTGTTCCAGATGTGCAAGCCGTAGTTGGTGTTGTTCTCATTGTTACTGGAAATTGAATATAACCTTGAGCAAAAGTAGCACTTAACGCGTTTGCGTTAGCAAACATCTTAGATGTTCCTGAAGCGTGTAGATAGTAGTAACGCTGACAGGCGGCTAATTCTCCTTGAAGTGTTCCTGTTGCAGTCTGAAATGGAGTTGCGTAAGAGCCATATTCGACCTGCACTCCCCAAAAGTCAAAAGTGTTTGACTGAATACCGAGTGAGTTTGTTCTAGCATTAAAGTTACTGCCAGCAGATAAAAATAGATTTAGACCTAAATAGTTATCTGATGCAGTTCCTAAAGTTTTACCTGAAATGGATGGTAAAGCCACAGTAGCTGAATATCTAGCCCAAGAAGTTGATAATGTCGCTTGTCCAGCATAAGTCGTAACTCTTGTTGAAGGACTGCCACCCGATCCAAATTGCTGATCTAATTCAATAGAAACCTTTGGAGTTCCAGTTGCCGCTTTTGCCCAGAACGAAACAGTTACAGTCTGATTGGCAAATGTTTTTACACTTTCAATCTTTTGAACTAATTGAGTAAAAGCAGAAGTTAATGTTTGTCCAGTCGTGACCACTCTTGCAAAGTTTGTTGATTCATACCCAGTTACAGGCGCAGCACCTAAAGTAAAAGTTTGAGCTGAGTACGTTGAAGTTCCATCAGAATAAGCATAAAGCCATCTATCAAAACCATAAGCTGCTGAGGTCGTTGTAGTTGTAAAGGCTCTTTGATTAATGCCAAAGTCACCATTAATAATCTTGTTCTTACCCGCTTGGCCATAGCCTGAGTTCCATAGTGATGCATCGACAGAATCGCCTAGTGTCTCGATGGCCGTTGCGCCATTTTTTACTAGATCGCTGGATGTGGGTACAACCCATGCGTAATTGGGTGTAGTAGTTGCCATGTTAGTTTAGAACTCCTGTCGCGTTAGACCAGATAAGTGTAGCATTTACACCACTCCAGATTATTGATGCTGGGACGATTGTTTCCCACTGTGGTTGCACAATGGAGAAATCTGTAGCTGAGATAAATAGGGTGACATCCACAGAAGATGGCGTTGCTCTAAAGGTTATATCCTCAACAAAGCCATCAAAAGAGCCACCAAAGAAGTTAGATGGCAAATTGTCAATATAGACAGGCTGGCCAAAGAACGCGCCGATAAGGCTATCTCTCATGGCATCTGGCATGTCTGTATTATCTAATCTAAAAGTGATGGCTTCTAGCTGGGCTCTAGGGTCTTTACGCAGTTCCAACTCACGCGTAGCAATAGAGGTGATGTCGCCTAAAGTCTTAATGTTGGAGTCTGTCGATTTCTCAAATGTGCCATAGTCGGCAATAGAGTCTGCATCCGATGCTTGGTAGGTAGAGCCATAACTAGCCCCATAGCGATAAATAAGAGAGTTACGCAATCGGCCAGTCTGAGTAGTTGCCTTGATACTGGCAGGGGTTGTGTATGCCCCGTCTAAGTTAGTAAAGCCATAGTTTGAAAGATAAGTAGTGCGATGGTCTGCATCGTCATAATTGACATCGCCAGTAGTGACATCTTCATAGATTTGACCTAGAGCAGAAGTGGCTATCTGATCTACTAAGGTGCTGGATTTAGCCGATGCACTAGCTGCAAGATTGACCATAGTGTAAAAGCCAGAATCAATAGTGCCAGTATAACCAGCCTCAGCCCATGTCTCAGTTGGAGCATAAGTATCCCAAGTAATTACAGAGCTTACTTCTGCCCAAGTAGTGTCAAGAGCTGCACCAAGAATGGCTGCAATCTGTGCGCCGTCTAAGCCTTCTGGCAGAGCAGTGTTATAGATGGCCTTAGTTACCTTAGAGAGCGCGCCAATGCCTAGAATGCTTCCATAGGTCACATAGCCTGTTTCTTCTGGGCTTCGCACTCCAATAGTAAAGTCTGAGACCTCACCAGTAAAGACTTTCACATAAGTGCCAGAGCTGTTCTTTAGTTCAAGGCTAATAGGCTCTGTGATATTGATAGTGAAATCTGCACCTGTGGTATTGATAATCTCTGCACGACAATAGCCCGCAGTAGCTTGTCGGTCAATGTCAATGCGACCAGTCGATAGGCTTACGCTGGTGACAGTCGTATAGACATCATCACCTACAGTAATTCGCCATTCTGGNANCCATGTCATGCGATTAACAGACCTCTTAGAGTGCCACGCTGGACTGCCTCTGTAAGCACATTGTCAATAGCCTCAGCAATAGCATTAGGATCACCAATGCCTGTATTAACATTGATAGTGACTCCTGCTGGCACTTGTCGTCCTGTGCCATTATTGCCCAAGCCTGCACCTGATCCACCGAAGTCTGTGACAGTTGCTGGGATTGATGCACCGACAAAGGGCTGGTAACCACCTAGTGTTGCCTGTTGAGCAGCAGTCAATGACTCAAAGGCACTAGCTGCTGTGCCCTTAAAACTCTCTAATGCTCTAGCAACAGATGAGCCAGATGGTGCAACACTTGCAGCCATAGTAGGAATCTTGATTTGTCCAAGCAAAGCAATAGCATCTTTAAGATTCTGCAGGTTAATTAGGTCTGCTGGCTTTAAGGTATCAAGAATAGACTTGATGTCTTGCATTGTGTATTTTTGATTAGTCAAAGTTCCTAAAATTGCTACATCTTTATTGAGTTTAGCAGTCGCTGATTCGATAGCCTTTAGATCACCTGAAGCGATTGCCTGTTCTAGTTCAAGCATTGACTTCTTGACATTGAGTCGAGCAGTGTCATTGGCAATGGCTAGAACCTGAGCAGAAGAAGTTGCCTTACCTAGTTGCTCAGCCTGAGAGATAAGTGCTGCATTGAGTTGGATGGCATCCATGTCAAAGACATTGCCACCCTTGCCCAGTGCTAACTGTGCCTTCTCTAGTGCAAGTTTATTCTTATCGGCTGCTACTTGCTTGCTCTTTAGTGCTAGGAGTTCCTTGTTACGCTTGACAGCTGCTGCTTCTAATTTAGCTAGTGCTTGCTGCTGTTGCACTTGCGTTATAGTAAGTTTGTTTTCTTCCTTCTTAGGTGCGCTTAAATTAGTACCTGTCTGCTTACCTGCAAAGCCGAAGAAGATTTGCTTAGGTAGGTTCTTTAGATTCTTTAGAAGATTAGGAATTGCACCGATTGTTGCGCCTGTAGCAACAGTGACCTTAGCGATTGCAGAAGCAACAGTCTCGATAGCAGCAGCGGCATCACTAGCCTCAGTGCCACCACCTATGCGAGCAAAGGCATCAACTAGACCGCCACCAATAATCTCAGAAGCGTTGCCTGTAGCGATGCTAAGCACATTCATCTGGTAAGAAGTAGAACTTAGATAATCCTCAGCTGATCCTGCAGACCGAGCAAGCATGATGCTTAAGATGTCAGAAAATGATTTAGATTGAAGTTCTGCTCTGGTCAATCCTGTGTTGTATTTAGCAAGACCTCTCGTAACTCCTACATAACCTTTAGCAAGATCGCTTGTAACTGTACCGAGATCTACCCCTGATGCGCGACTGATCTGGATAGCGTTGTTAAGTAGTTCCTGAGACTTGGTCAATGAACCCGTAGTGGTCAGTAAAGACTGGAAGGCTGGACGAAGAATGTCATCGGCAATGGCTGCTGATTTCTCTAACTTAGCAATGTAGTTAGAGATCTCAGGGTTTGCAAAGCCAATGCCTAAGTTTTCTACAGCTGTTGTTAATCGTCTGGCTGCTGCTTCATCTGCTGCAAAGGCTTTTACGGAAGCCTTGCCATAAGCGATGATTGCAGAAGTGCCGTAAGCCAGACCAACTGCTCCAGCTAGTTTTTTAACATTACCCATGAGTTTCTGGGTGGCTGTGTCTGCTTGCTTGAAAGCCTTTTTGCCAGTGAACTCGGCGGCAATATCAATCTTTACATCTGCTGCCATTACTTCACCTTCAATCTTGATTCTAGTTTGTCTTTAGAAGATTCTATTGCTTTGATGACTGCTGCTGTGGCTTTGCCTTGATCTTCTGCCCATGCACGAAAGATTGCGCGACCTCTTAACTTGCGAGAAGCGCGTCCTGCTTGACCTTCTGCTCTTTGGTAAGCATCAACAATGCGACCTGTGCGGTTCATGGCATCAATGAACTGTTGTCCAGCATTAGGATTATTGCTCATTGATTCGTCTTTAGATCCAGAGCGGATCATTTTGCCGTAGTTTATATGTCTTGGTGCTACTACTTGTTTCATTGGAGCTTGTGGTCGTCCTTGTGGATTTTTACGACCAGCAGTCTCATAAATAGATCCAGCAACAGAAGCATTGACAATGCGAGCAAGGGAACGCCATCCACTGCGGTTAGGCTGAGAAGGTGTTGTCTTATATCCAATGCCTCGCTTGGCTTCGCCTGTGCTCCATGCGCGGTCACTGCCCCACTTAGTATCACTACTTCTAGCCCAACCACTTAAAGGTGAAGTGCTAGGAATAAAGCCACGAGCTTTAGCAGTAATAGGTTTCAAGATTGTAGCGATTTCTTTTTGTGTTTCTTTAGCAAGATCGGGAGTAAACTCTTTAAGAGCCTTGCGAAGTTCAATGCCGCCCTTTACGCTTGCTGGCATCGCTGGACTCCTTCGCTTCATCTTTGAGACCTTGCACAAGTGCATCTAGCATGGTCTTGTCTAATTCTAATAAGTGCTGTGGCGCGATTCCCAACCTAATGCTTAGCCTAGCAATTAGATAGGTGAATGGAAGATCGCGCTTTAAGCTAAAGGGTCTGAGTCAAGCACCTCAACACTTTTAAGTGTCTCAATGAACTCTATCCCGAAAGGCTTAACAGTTTCACCTGACCTGCGAGTGACTTCCCATGCCAACCAATAAACATCCGACTGCTTTTCCTCATCTCGGAAAGCCTTGTGGAAACCCTTTTTCGCGTACTGCTCGAACGAATACTCCACTGCTGGAGTAATCTGGCCTTCTAACACGCTTCCATCTGTACGAACGATCTTTAGTTTTGCCATGATTAGCCCCTTTAGTTTAGTTTTAGAATGTGCCTGATGTGGCTACTGCAACTGTTGAGTTAGCAGTAAATGTAATCGATTGTACTCCGATATCAGCGACAGATCCGTTAATGTCTGTGGTGTTGTTTACCAACAGAGAAACAGTATAGAGAGGGTTAGTCGCTGAAACTGCTGTTCCCTTTGTCTGTAGGAATACACAAGTGATTGTGGTTCCCCAAGCAGCCTGCAATGTTGCTAGAACATTTGCTGAAGCTGTGTCGTTTAGGAAATCGATTGTTACAGTAGATGCTTCCAAGCCTTTAACAAACTTGTGTGCTGTGTCACCCATTGCAGTAACCTCTAGCTCATCGAATGTGCGATTGATTGTTACTGCTGTTACATGGTCAGAAAGATCAACAGTGTTAATCTTAACGCCTACATTGTTATTTAGAAATACAGCCATTAGGATTATTCCTCGTCTTTCTTAGTAGATGCTGGCTTTGGTGTTGGTGTGCTAACCTGCCCGATTTTTTTCAGGAAGGCTTCGTTCTCTAGTTCCCACTCGGACATATTAACTCCAACTCGTAAGGAT